CGTTGGAGGATTGCCATTTACTGCTAATTTACAATTTGCTGCAACTGTAGATGTGTTTACTCCAACACTTCCACCGCTATAATAAATAGTAGAGCCTGTAGTAGTCCATTGGCTAGATACTTTATTATTAAATGTAGTCCAATCAGTTGATGTTAAATATCCGCTTACTGATGTTGTAGCAGCAGCCATACTAATTGCAGGTGTAGCACCGCCTGATGAAACTACAGGTGCAGTACCTGTAACAGATGTTACACCAACGCTTACATCACCAGAGCCAAGCAATGATGTGCTATTGACTGTTTTAATATTTGTGCCACTAACAAGAGTTGCTTGTTTGTTGTTAAACGTAGTCCAATCTGTACTAGTCAAATATCCATTAACAGAGCTTGTAGCTGCTGCCATAGAGATAGCAGGAGTTGTACCACCACTAGACACGACAGGAGCTGTACCTGTTACACTTGTAACTGTACCACCTGAACCTGTTGCTGATAGCGTACCGCCAGCAAATGAAACACCACTACCAATTGTTACATTGCTAAAACCACCCGCGCCATTACCATAAAGAATAGATGTGCCTGATGTTGCAGGAGCGTAGTCTGTGCCGCTTGTTGCAGTAGACACGACACCTGATGTTAGTTTAGCTAAACCTGTTAGTGATGTGGCTAATGTTGTTGTGCCTGTTGCAGTTAAGCTAGTAAACGTGCCAGCTAAAGGTGTTGTACCACCAATAACCATGTTATTAAACGTACCAACAGTAGCAGGATTAATTGTTACTGTGCCTGAACCTGTAGGTGCAAGGCTTACGTTCTTGTTAGCAGAATTAGCTAATAAACCGCCATTGACAGTTACATTGCCACTTCCACCGCCATCCCAATTGAGTAAGCTTGTGCCGCCTGATGTACGTAAATTGCCACCCAATATTGATTGAGCATAATAGTCAGGAGCAACGAATTTAGTATTGGCATTGATTGTAGTGCCTGTAATCGTATTAGGTGTAGTGCCACCAATAACAGGAGGGCTAGATAAGTCTAATGTGCCACCAAGTGTCAATGAGCCTGTAGTTGTTACTGTACCGCTTAAGCTAATACCTGATACTGTGCCTGTGCCTGATACTGAAGTAACAGAACCTGACCCCTTACCATTAAAGGTATTCCAGTCTGTGCTGGTGAGGTATCCTGATACGCTTGTCGTAGCAGCAGGCATAGCAATCGTTGGTGTTGTACCGCCTGTAGATGTCACAGGGCTTGTAGCACTTACAGAAGTTACATAAGTGCCAGCAGGTTGAGCGCCAACGTCACTATACGTTAGTACAACAGCGCCTGTTTTACCATTTACAGATGTTACAAGGTCAGTATTGTCTACCTTTTCCCATACAGAGCCATCATAAACAGCCCAGTCACCAATTTGCCAATCAGTAATGCCATTAAGGTTAGTTGTACCAGCCACGCTAACAACGTAATAATAGCCTTTTGTGCCAGCACTAGACACCAATGTAGGTGTGTTGGTTGATGCGTTCCATGTGCCTTGATAGCTTAATGCGCCTAATACAGCAGCAGGTAACTGACTGATAGGCACTTTAGCGCTTGAGTCAAGCGTAGCAACACCGTTAGCAGCACCAGCAGTTAAGTAAGCAGCAGAACCTAATGAGCCTGGTTGCACAGCAGTATCAGCTTTAGCACCTTGAGCAGCAGTCGCAAAGCTAGAAGCGTTATAGCCACTATCTTTAATCAACTTACCTGTTGTCATGTTGAATGACGCAAAGTTATTAGCAACAGCAAAAGCTGGACCAACTACATTACCATTAGTTACTTCTTCAGATGGTAAGTCTAGGAAGATTTGCTTTGTACCTGATGCAAAGTAAACTTTAGCGCCACCATTAGATGATGACAGTACAGTATCACGAGTTAACTTATTACCTGCCGTGACATAAGTACCAATACCTACTTCCCAATCACCTGTAGGCGCACCTTGGTCATCAATCGCTACGATTGTGTAGTAAGTTGTATTGCCACCACCAATTGTTGAGAATGGTTGATAGCCTATTACAGCACCACTTAAGTTTGCATCACCTGTACCAGCGACAGGAGTCGTTTCTAATACTCTATCTGCTAGAACTAATGCCATTATTGAACTCCGATAATTTTTCCGTCAGCTCCACGAACTACTTGCTTCGGTTTAGTTAATTGCTGTACCAAGTTTTGATGTGCAGCTTGTTGTTGCATCATTAAGTCTTGATTGTGCTGTGCTTGAGTAGCGACCATCATGCCCAAGTTCTGATTAATTGCCTCGACCAAGCCTGATAATGCAGAAGTTGGTTGTTCAATGCCATCAGGGGTGACTTCTGTAAGCGTTTCCTGCTCTTTAGACGCATTAATATCAAGTGACTTAAGGTGTAGGTCAGTTTTAGCTGCAATTTCAGCCACAACGACTTTAGTATCGTTATCGAGCTGTGTTTTCCACTTATCAAACTCAAGTTTCTGATTCTCAAGTTGCATACGCATTTGCTCAAGTTGAGCTTCCATCTGCATTTTTTGAGCTTCAGCTTGCGCTCTCATCATTTCAGGGGTTGGAGGTTTAGGTTGAGGATTTGCTTGCGCTTGTGCTTGCTTTTCTTTCTCTGCATCAGCAAAAGTATCAAACTCGCCTTCAAGTGTACGACCAACCCGGAAACCTTGAACGCCAAACTTCAATAAGTCCATCAATAATGGTGTTAATTCTGGAACTTGTTGAGCGCCTTGAATAGCTTTTTCGATGAAAGCGCTTGTAGATTGCATAAACTCTACACGGTCAGCTTTTTCTTGTTGTTCATCAGCATACAACATTGAATCAGTAGCAACTTCTACACGGAATGTACGCATAGGATTGTCTTTTAACAATGCCATTGCTTGAGGAATCATTGCTTGGTCAGTTGGACTTAACAATGAACCGCCACCAATCTTGTAGATTGTTTCTGGTTGGAAGTGTTGGCAAATAATTTGCGCTTTAATACGCAAGATTTGTGAAGCAAAGCGAGCTACTTCGTCTTGGTATGTCTTTAAACGTAATGTAGCGTATTGACCTTTAATCTGTTGAGCAGTAGCTGTTTCAGAAGCTACAGATGCACCACGAATAATGTCAGAGATACCTGTAATATCGTAAATTTGTTGCTTAACTTGACCCATCGCTTGATAAGCCATGTTAAGTGCAGCAGCAATAGGTTGTAAGTCTACGAACTGAACTGAACCACCAATGCCACCTTTTTCAGCGAACGCAGCATAGTTCTTAACAGGGATAAGCGTATTGTTATCACCTTCAGTAAATAAACGGCCTAGGTCAGCATTTGCAGCGTCATAGAAGCCACGAACCTTCATTGCGTCTACTAGACCCTTAATACGGTCAGCAAGCGTGTCTAATTCGTTAGCTTGGTCTTGATATAGCGTGAAGTCAGGTACAGGAACTAATGACTCATTAGTCAATGTAGAGTAAATAGGTTCTGGGCATGGAAAAAACTCCTCTAATTGTAAAGGGTCATCACGCTTGTCAAGGATTTTACCCATTGACTTGCTAATCCAATATACGCACTTCTTATCACGACACCATACTTCATAGATGAGGGCTTGTTTTACCGTGCCTTCTGTCATCTTTGTACGAGGTTCGTCAGGTGATGCATCTAATGGAATCTGTTTCCATAGCATGTCAAATTGGTCTTCAGGAAAACGCTCTTTCAAAGCATCACGGTCCATGTAGACTCTACGCCATACACAGTTTATGTCAGGCCATGTACGACCATAGCTATGACCAAAGTCACGCCAATGCACGTAATCAACAGGTGCTTGCTCGATGTCTAGGTACTCACCTTCAGATTCTGTAGCTTCGTCATCTTCTGACACTTGGAACTGTTGCGATTCAATCACAGGCTCGTAACGAATCCATGTTGTACCACGACCACCCAAGAAGCGGTCATAGACGCAAGCAGTCAATGCGTGTTGGAAGTCCTCTGAATGTGTAATCTCAAAGTCTAATGCACGTTCCAATAACATAGCAGCTACACGAGCTACAGAGTCATTGTCCTTGAACCTACGTGATACGTCAGGACGTGGCATACGGCTAAAAGTAGCAGCTTTAAGTGTTTGTACGTTAGCCCACAAGATATTGTAATGAGATTGAGCCGTTGTAGTTGTACGGTCATCACGGTAGCGCTTGAGAATCTTCTCAACACGACCTTCCCATTTAGCAAACTCTTTGTCGTATTGGCTAAACATGTCAAGGTACTCTTGTACCTCTGATGTCACCTCTGATACTTTAGCCATGAGTTATCCTTAAGCGTAAACTACTGTTGCACTCAATGTGCCACCAACAACAATGTAAACTCCTGAAGCAAAGCCAATAGGCATAGGAAGCCATGTGCCAGCAGTCAATGTTACTGTGTCTACTACTTTAGTAGATGTTGTAGTCGTAGCTGAATCATAAATAGTTACTGTGCCGCTTGATGATGATGACACTAGAATACCCAATAGCTTACAACCGATAGGTGATACGTTACCTGTTGCTGTGATTTGTTTATATCCACCTACATAAGATGCAATACCTGACATGTTAAATCCTTTTCATTTTTTGTTTAGGCTGACTAGCCCATAGTTCATTCAATGTGACATCAGTCTGACCAACGCTAATGCCTCTAATTGGTTTATCTTCCACGACTGGCTTAACTTCTTCTTTCCAGTTAATCGCAGCATAGCGCATAGAGTCAGCAGCATGAGAAGTCCAATCGTGTCTAGGTTTATCCCTAAACATTTTCTTATCCTCATCCCATTCACGCTGATATTGCTTGAGGGCTTCTACGCCATCATGACAACGCTCTTTGTCAAACCATGCTCTAGGCATCATCATACGAGTGGCTTGAATACCATCTTGCATTGATAAGCTAGGAGTGATTGCCATCTTTGTTATGCTCAAGTGTTCGGCTAACATTTCAATGACTGATTTACCACCAGAAGCTAATGTCTTTGCTCGTGCATCATGTGGTAGGAAGTGCGTCTTATACCTGTAAGGCTTACTTAAGACTTGAGCAGCATAATGTTCAATAGACTTCCCACTAGCAGAATAAAAGTCAATAAAATGCACTTCTCCGTGGATAACTTGGTAGAACCAAATAGCAGTATCGTCGCTATAACCCAAATCCCAAGCAGTATAAGTATCTGCATAATCATCGTATTCAACTCCTGTGATGCGACCATCTTGTTCAGCTTGATAAAGTTCACGGCCCCATATAGCGCCTGGCAATGCAGCATCAAAGTCGCATTCCATCTCTTGCCGCCAAGCATCCTCTGATAGCTCTTGCTTTAGTGATGCAACCTCTGACGCAGGTAAGATGCCCGATTCGTCTACAGTTATCTTTAACGCAAGCCAATCATCTGAATGACTCGCTCTGTCAAAGACTTCCCAAAACTGATTACGGCCTTTAGGCGTTCCAATAATGATTGCTTTACCTTGTCGGTCAGCAAGTGCAGGACGTACAACGTACTGAAACACAGTAGATTTCCAATCGCCATACTCATCACAAATAATGCTATCAAAGTAAAGGCCACGCAAACTATCGGCATTATCAGCACCAAATAACTGAATCCTTGCACCGTTCTTAAA